CAAGGAACCTGTCATCAAATGCATCCAAGCTTGCAGCAGCAGCAGCTTCTGAAGCAGCAGCAGCAGTGGCGGAGGAAGAAGCACCAGTTGCAGAAGAAGCAGCAGCATTTTTAGAAGAACTTGCATTTGAACTATGTAAGAGAGCATCGTTAGCACTAGAAAAAGCAATATTTTTATTGAGTTCTGTCATAGATGAATACTGCTGAACAGTAGTAAGCAAAGTTCCGCAGGCAGATCTATGTTCTCCAGCAAGAGTAGCGGAAGCAGCAGCAGCAGTTGCAGAAGAAGCTGCAGCTCCCTGAGAACTTTCCCATGCAGACCCATTATAAAACTTAACTACTCCATCAGTACTATTGTAATAACAAGCCCCAACTGAAATTGCATCTCCGTCATTATCTGTAGTAGGATCTGATGTCTTTGTCCCAAGAAACCTGTCATCGAAGTTATCAAAGACAGTATTCATTGCAGTTTGTGCTGTTTGAGCAGCAGTAGCTGATGCTGCTGAGTTACTTGCTGATGTGGCGGATTCTGTAGCAGAAGCAGCAGAATTTTCAGAATATTTCTTAGCAGAATAATTACTCCCTTCTACTGCTTGACCTGAAATAAATCCTGTACCACCACCTAAAGCCCATTGTTTAGCTGATCCTGTACTTGTAGCTGTCCCTTGGGAATACTCTTTAGCAGAATACTCAGAACTATCTACTGTAGAGCCTGTGTTTGTAGCCCAGCCCTTTGATGAGCCTCCTGTATTTGACTGAGTTCCCTGTGCATATTCCTTTGCTGAAAAACTTGTACCATCTACATTACCACTAGTCTCAGTTGCCCACTCTTTAGCTGCACCTTTACCTGCGGTATCTGTTACTCCTGTACCACCTATCGCCCATGCTTTTGCGGAATGATTAGAAGTATCCCCACTAACTGCACCATTAATCTTTACAGCAAAATCTCTTGCAGAACCTCCTGTGTTAGAGGTTGTACCCTGTGCATATTCAAATGCTGAATATAAATTGGTATCGTAACCCGTATTTGCATTGGTAACTGTTGAACCAGATAACTGTGCATATCTCTGGCAGGTAGTCTCGTGGTTTTCTATTATAGGTTTTTCTGCAATAATACTTATTGCTTCTTCAACTGTAAAATCAGTGTTACCTGCACCGACATATACTGGGGATTTACTACCGCTTGAGGCTTTCATTTATAACCTTATTTATTATTAGGTTTTAGGTTAGGTTGCTTCAAATCCTTTCCACTAATGATAAGATAACAGAACATGCTTGTGTTGAAGTTACCTTAATAATATCTCCTGTTAATGCATTAGAATTATTAGCAGCATGTTGTACGATCATCTTACCGGGCATTAAATCTACTGATGTGTCTGCTGGTAGAGGTATCGTATCTGCTATCTTCACAACTGTACCATCATAATAAGATGTTAATGTAACAGTTAATGTCCCTGCATTTGCCGTTGTAGCTGCTACAAAGAAACCTATTATAGCAGAATCTGCTGCAGCAACAGGTGAAGCACCATCATTGACGGCTGTGAATATAGTTGTTTCAGTGTTAGCTGGGACATTCTTTGCATATCTTACATATCTTTCTGCCATATTAGTCTCCTAGTACCATTTGATTTTTCCTTGAAATACGGGCAACCATTGCCTCTAAGTCTTTAGTATCACCTTGATCTATAATTGCAGGCTCATCTAAGGTCAGTGCTCCTTGACCTAATACCAACTTGCCACCTACCACAGTCCCAAGAAGATTACCTGAAGTATCTTTTATTGTTCCACTAAGAACTACATTATTTAATGTTTTATTACTTAATGTGGCAGTCTGTGTTTCTGTAGGAATGTGAAACCCTGCCCCACCTTGACCATCATGGACACGGATACTCCAAGGATCGCCAACACTGTCAGATTTTTGTACTGTAACTTCTCCTTCAGCACCATTAAATGCACTATACTCAGATGATGTGCCTCTTCTAAATTTTATACTTACTCCCATTATCTCCTCACTATCATTCTATTAAAGTTTATCCCACCTGTTATAGAAGCAGGGTTTAATGGTTCAACACGTTGAGCATCTGCGATAAGTTGTAGTTTTTTATTCTTGAAGTATTCACTCTTCTCAACATTTCTTAAATCATGTTCTTTTAAATATGCTCTCTCCAATGCCCCATATGTAAGAGCATCTACCCAAACTGGATCAATATCACATGTAGTTTTATAATCTGTAGATGCAACATTAAAAGTAACTGACCCATTAGATAAGGTCTGAGTAGTTGTATTAAAGCTTAAAGATGTGCCTGCATCATCTACTAAATCAGTCGATGTACCTACTAACCAGCCTTGTAGAGTTGTAACTATCTCATGTACTATTCCTGTTTCACCATCACTTGTAGCTGTATATTGGTACGGCACTTCATCACTCATTCTAGTAGGCCGGGATGTCCCTGTTAATTTTAGCGTTGCTTCGTCTATAGGGATAGGCCAGACTGTTATAATACCAGAGGATCTCTGATCAATGACAAGTGCTTGCGGTACTCCAGTCACTGTTGTCCAGTCTTCTATCCAATTCCATAAAGGATTCCCGAATATCTGTGTGACAGAATATTCACCTTCTTTTGTAGTCGCTGGGAGCCTTCCTTCTGAGGAAAGCTTTTTCATCTCTGATGTAGTAACAACTGGCAATTCCCTTCCTTTAATAGAACCACCATTCACATCCATTAGATTAGTAGGAAGACTAACCTTATAGTTGGTAGAGTTAATAGTTACATCTTTATTTTCTATAGGTAATCGAATGGCCCTAATAAGATCTAAGACTGAATCATGAATATAGTTATTTAATTCAGTCTTAGTCCATCGGACATATGACAAATCCTGTAGAACAGTTGTTACCCGTGATCTAATATCAACTAAATCAATCATGCAACTTCAACTCTTTCAACTTGTTCGTTAACTTTGTCCTTATCAATATTAGATTCCTTAGGAGTCTTAAGTACTTGGACATTATACCTATTTACAGTATACCCAACTAAAGGTGCACCTTCTTGAGACTGGTGATACTTTGTCTCTACCGCATCCATTAGTGCGTGAAAATGTCCCGGTGGAATAGCTCTACGAGAATTTCTAGGGAATCTCATAACCCAGTCGTTATTTGTTACTGTTACTGGCCCCATTTGTGATGGGTCATCCCCGAACCCAATAACCACTACGCCCCAGCCGGGAGGTGTTGCTAAATCCTTACCTACCTCCATTGCCATATCTTCTTGGAAGCTTTTATGTACTGAGACATTTTTCCTGCGTCCTGAATCATACATAGGACTATTAATCTGGTGTCCGTACTCCCCAGTTGGAAGTAATCCCCCTGCTAGTTCACTCATCTTATTGCTCTCGTTTTAATGAAAAATAAAATTTTGCCAGAACTAGGAGGATCTGAACCTCGTAATCTGACAGTTAATCGGATCGTTCTATTAGATCCGTCTGGTGGAATGAAAATAGAGTCTGGACGTTGCTCAAACGAATGAGGTTCTTGCGGTAACCCTGTCCATTTCAAATATAACTCCCTTTCCTCCTTTACTCTACTCACTCTCCCTACACAAATATCTGCTGCCACTCCTTTAAAAGGTTCAGCTAATACAACTGATATCCTTTCTGGTAACGTATCTGGATAAAGATAGTGATCAAAGTAAGCATTGGTAATCAGAGTATCATTACCTCCATCAAAATTTTGATGGTTAATTTCTATAATCTCTGTTTCCCTTACCTTCTCTGAAACAGGGGCAGGCGGAACCCACCCCTGAAATCTTTGTGTCATTTACTTTTATTAACTAATAGTAGATGCTCCACACTCAATACGATAGAGCCAGTCTTCGTTGAGGATCTGGCAAGCATACCAGCTCTTCCAACCAACTGAACCTGATTGACCCAAAGGATCAGTAACTGCAGGTTGTGGCATTACAACTTTAGGAATAACAGCATCATAACCAGAGAGTGATACACACCCTATGCATTCTGCTGAGAAAATAACAAGAGGATAAACCTGCACATCTGTACCTGCTACAGTTGTAACAAGTTTTAGTGAACCTATTGTTTCACCAATCTCTGTTGTTGTCCCTGCTTCTGCATAATTGCTAGTATCAGCTACAGTCCCAGTAGTCGAACCAAACGATTGGCCTGTATGACCGGGAGTATAACCACTGGTTTGAGTCTCCAGTATATTCGTATCAATCATCTGAGTTCCGTCTGGTGTCTTACCAAATGGAGCTGCTTGAGTTGTAAGTACGAATCTAATCACACCGACACTTCCGAGTTCTCCCGGTAGCATTTGCTGACCATTGTTACTGTACTTAACATAAGGAATGAAACCCGGAAGTTTCTCAATATCCTTACGTAAATCAGTATGACCTACGGCAACATATGCCTCAGGTACTGGCTCAGTGTTATACTTAGGAGATGGAGTCATCTGCTTCGCAATCTTGCGAGCTTCATTATACTCCAGTGTGCGGACTGCTGTATCAAGAAGATTAGTTGTCGAACCAGTTGTATC